AGGGAGTTAGTTCACTGATCCAGAATAACGAGCGACGGTGGAAAGGGTGGTGAGCGAAGTTGCCGAAGACTACCTCGAAAGTTACTCGCGCAAAGGCGAGTACACGCCGGAAGTCAAAACCGGTAAAAGCAGAGCCAAGAGTTAATTGGTTCCAGGAAGAGCTCGATGCTTTTAAACCACCGGAACGATACACCGTATCAGAATGGGCTGACAATTTCAGGGTATTAACAAATATATCCGCAGAGCCAGGTAGGTGGAGAACGAATCGAACTCCATATCTAAAAGAGCCTATGGACAAATTCACAGACCCTCTGATTGAACAGATTATACTGTGCTTTGGTGCGCAAATCGGTAAGACTGAAGCAGAGCTCAACATGATAGGGTATGCATTAGACCAAACACAATCACCAGTTATGATGGTCTACCCAACAGATACTATCGCTAAATTTGCTAGTGATAAGCGAGTACAACCGATGCTTAAATCGGTTAAATCTATTAGTGATAATTTTGACGAGAATAGTAAACTGCTTGAATTGGATTTCAATAACGGCAATTATATGGTACTGGTTGGGGCGAACTCACCGAGTAGCCTATCGAGCCGGTCAATCAAGTATCTATTCTTTGATGAAATAGACAAATACCCCGCCTTCTCAGGTAAGGAAGCAGATCCAATAAAACTTGCAAAGGAACGTACTAAAACGTTCGTGGATAAGAAAATAGTAATGGTATCTACGCCTACTGTAGAGTCGGGTAATATTTGGCAGGCGCTCATGAATGCAAATGAGCGCAGGCAGTATTACGTGCCATGTCCACATTGCGGAGTGTCGCAGACCCTCAAGTTCAAGCAGATAAAATGGCCAGACGAACACAACGATAATGCGGACATGATACGTGATACAGCGTATTACGAATGTGAACATTGCGGTGGACATATCTACGATAAGCACAAAATGGAAATGTTAAGACATGGAAAATGGGAAGCGGTCAATGCATCGCAAAGCAAAGTCCGCTCAATTTCGTATCACTTATCGTCGATATATTCGCCGTGGGTCACGTTCGGAGACGTTGCGTACGAGTTTAAGACTTCCAAAGGTACACCTTCCGAATTAATGAACTTCATTAATTCGTGGCTAGCGGAACCTTGGCGAAGTGCTAAAACTAAGAGTACACAAAATATGCAATTTACGGAATCTACATATCCGTGCGGTATCGTGCCTGATAAAGCAGTATTGCTTATTGCTTCCGTAGACGTACAGCTTGACCACTTCTGGTGGGAAGTAAGGGCCTATGCTCCCGGTGTTAAGTCTTACCTAATTGATTATGGGCAGGCAAGCACCTGGGATGATTTAGAGGAAATCATTATTCATCGAGAGTATCCATCGGAGTATGGCGAACCTCGTCAAATAATGAAAGCAGGTATTGACTCCGGCTTCAGAACAGACGAAGTATATCAGTTCTGTTCAAGATTCCCGGAAGTATGCATTCCTCTTAAAGGCTCTTCAAACCATACTACGATGACAGCACCATACACAATGACATCATTGGAGAAGGGCGTCGTAGGCGGACTGAAGCTGTACGTATTGAATACAGATTATTGGAAAGACTTTATATTCGCGAGAATGGTAAGACCAATAAACGAAGATGGCACGATCCATTTATACAAAGATTGTCCGCAAGAGTACTCAGACCATCTAAGGTCGGAGGAAAAGCAGGAGCACAGAAATGTAAAAACAGGGGCGGTAACAGTCCAGTGGAAACCACTCACTAGCCATCCTGTTAACCATTTACTTGATACATGTACTTACAACGCAGCAGTAGCAGATATTGCCGGTGTTAAATATTTAATGGAGCCAGAACCTTATGAGGAATCCGAAGAGGTCCAAACATACGAGGACTACAACGGAGGTATAGGGAATACTGGCCATTGGTTTAGATAGGAGGTGAACCATGAGCGATGTAAATGAACAACTTGAACGTGTGCGCCAAGTAATCGAGGATATCGAAACTAAAGGATATTCCGAGTTACAAATTGGTGGTAAACGATTCAAGACGATTGACTTGCCTGTACTTTACGCACGCGAACAAACGCTAATGCAACGAGTACACGAAGAGTCCAATGGGTATCAAGCTGATGCATTCGTGACATGGGGTGGACGATGAACATTATTGATAAAGTAATCGGATGGGTTAGTCCACAACGTGCGTACGAACGCCAAGCTTACCGCGATGCGTTACGTCAATATGATGCGGCATCTATGGATAGGCTAAACAGTGATTGGCAACCGGCGTATGGAACCGCGGAACAACTTGCAACAGGTTCACGTGATATCATACGTGGTCGAGCAAGAGCTGCCGAGATGAATAGTGACTTAGCGGAAGCTGCAGTAATTGCACTGCTACGAAATGTAATCGGCGCAGGGATTGTCCCACAAGCTAAAGTACGAAACCGCAATGGCAAATTAAACAACGATCTTAATAAGAAAATCGAGAAAGCATGGGCTAAATGGGCGGAACCTGAAAACGCTGATATTAGAGGCATTTCTAATTTCTATGAACTACAAGAAATGGCGCTAAGACGTATGGTGTACGACGGCGAGATTTTAGTCAATAAAACCTCACAAGGCTCGTACTTACCGTTATCCATTCAGTTGATAGAGGCTGAAAACATTGGCGCAGTAAGTATCACAAACGGCAAGAATAATATCATCAACGGTGTAGAAGTTACCGAACATGGCAGGCCAGTAGCTTACCACATAAGCCAAACTGACCCAATGGGGCTACGTTCTTTTGATACAGTTCGGTTAACAACAGACCAAGCCTTTTTGTTATTCAAGCCTAAGCGTCCATCTCAGATTAGGGGCATAAGCTTATTGGCGTTAGTATTGCGTAGGATTCACGATATCGACGAGTACATGGATGCTGATCTAATTGCTGCACGAGTTGCAGCGTGCTTCAGTGTTTTTGTAACCTCTCAAAATTCTGCTAGACAAAATGCAATGCTTCCACGTGATAACAAAGGTAGACCTAGCATGACACTGGCACCGGCTATGGTTAGACACCTAAGCCCTGGCGAGTCTATCGAGTTTGCAGACCCTAAGCGTAACGCCGGTACTGCAAGCGAATATTCAGCAACTCAGACTAGACGCGTAGCGTCCGGTCTTGGTATGAGCGCTGACATCGTAGCGCGCAATATATCTGGGAATTTCTCAGCTGCAAGGCAAAACTTGTTGGAAGACCAAAAGACATTCCGTCAAGTGCAGAAATTTGTAATCACACACTTCTGTATGCCGATTTGGAAAGCCTTTATTGATGCCCTTTACTTAGCAGGTGAATTACCTTCTGACTACTTGGCGAACAAGGACAAATACCAAGAGGTAGCTTGGCTTGCTCCAGGGTGGTCATGGATTGACCCTGTTAAGGAAGTTAACGCTAATAAAGAGGCTATTAAATCCGGTCTTACAACGTTAGAGGATGTGTGCGCATCATCTGGACGTGATTGGGAGGAAGTTCTTGAACAACGGAAACTCGAACAGGATAGAGCCAAGGAGCTCGGGGTGTTACTAGATTATTCCAGTGAGTTGCAACCATTGATGGACCCAGATAGGGACGATAACGTCCAACAATCACAGGAAGGAGCTGATGGCTAACAATGGACGAAAATGAAAAACGTAGCGTTCAAGGTAACTATTGCCGTGAATCTACGATTGACCAAGTCGACTCCGACAATCGGACAGTAGAATTATCTTTCTCTTCCGAAACGCCATATGGCCGTTGGTTCGGCGATGAAATCCTTTGCCACGATGAAGAGTGCATCAACCTTGAGCGCTTTAATAATGGCTTAGGTACGGTATTGTTTAACCATGATCGTGACGCAGTTGTAGGTCATATCGAGAAGGTATGGCTAGAAGATAACCGTGGTAAAGCGTTAGTACGCTTTGACACAGATGAACAATCCGAAACAATATTCCAAAAGGTACAGTCCGGTACGCTACAAGGTGTAAGCGTAGGCTATGCAATCTACCGATATGAGGTATTGGAAGATGAAGATACCAAATCTACTAACGGTCGATTTAATGGTCCGGCTTATGTAGTAACGGATTGGGAACCTTTAGAAATCAGTATTGTATCTGTTCCGGCTGACGCCACTGTTGGCGTGGGACGTAGTGCTGAAGAAATTCATACAAGTATTGACACACAGGAGGATAACACACGTATGGATCCAAAAGAAATTTTAAACAATGAAGAAGTAAAATCTACAGAACCAGTTGAAACTGGTATCACACAAGCAGACCTTCAAAAAGCTATGGAGCAAGAGCGTAAACGTACTTCCGAAATTACTGCATTGTTCCGTGACTTCGATGTAGAAGGTGCTGACGAAGCAATCGTAATGGGCGTATCCGTTGACGAAGCTCGTGCAATGGTAATGGACCAATTACGTGCACGCAATAAAGGCGTGTCCGTAACAATGGGCGAAGCTGAAAGCGATAAGTTCCGTGCAGCTGCACAAGATGCGGTATTGATGGCAGCAGGTATCCCTGTAGCAGATGCTGCACCAGGTGCACAAGAATTACGTGGTCACTCTATGGTTGAGTTAGCACGTGAGTCCTTACAACGCGAAGGCTTGAAAGCTAACTTCGGTGATAACATGGAATTGGCTCGTGCAGCTATTAATTCTACATCTACATTCCCTGCTATCATGTCTAACTTGGCTAACAAATCTGTAATGGTAGGCTTTAACGAAGCTGAAACTACTTACCAAATTTGGGCCGGCAAAGGTTCCAACCGTGACTTCAAAGAAGCTGCACGCGTAGCATTGTCTGAAGCAGGTAACCTTGAATTAGTTCCAGAAGGTGGTCAATTCCAACAAGACTTCTTAGGTGAAGCATCCGCTCGTACTAAAGTAGCTACATATGGTAAATTGTTCAGCTTAACTCGTCAAGCAATCATTAATGATGACTTAGGCTTGTTCTCCAAAATCGCTACTAAATACGGTTCCGCAGCTAAACGCTTGGTAAACAAAATGGTGTATGCTCAATTAACTGGTAACGTTAAAATGCAAGACGGCATAGCATTGTTCGATACAAAACATGGTAACGTTGCAGGTACAGGTGAAGCATTATCCGTTAAAGCAATCGCTAAAGCAATTACTGCTATGCGCCGTCAAAAAGGTATCACTGGTGATGCTACTCTTAACATCACACCTAAATACTTAGTAGTTCCTCCAGAACTTGAAATGACTGCATACCAAATCGTTAACTCTACTGCTGCAGTAGACGGTGTAAACTCCGGTGTAGTTAACCCTTACAAAGGTCGCTTCGTAGTTGTAGCAGATGCTGAATTAACTGATCCAGATGCATGGTACTTAGTAGCTGACGCATCTCAACATGACACTATTGAAGTAACTTACTTGAATGGCGTTGAAACTCCACGCCTTGAAACTCGTCAAGGATTCGATGTAGACGGCATCGAATACAAAGTAGCATTTGACTGTGGCGTAAGCGCTCTTGACTTCCGTGGTGTATTTAAAAACGCAGGTAAATAATAGGGGGATATAACACATATGGCAAAATTCGTATATGAAACAGACCGCATTAATTATGTGGCAACAGCAGATATTAAAGCCGGCGATATTGTAGAAGCCGGTGCACTTCATGGTGTAGCGGTGACTGATATCAAAACTGGCGAAATGGGTGCATTGAAAGTTACTGGCGTATTCAAAGTAGACGCTACTAAAGCTGATACATACGCTGTAGGTGATGCAGTAAACTTCGCTTCTGGTAAAGCTGCTAAAACTGGCGGTAAACCATTGGGTATTGCAGTAGAACCTAAAACTGCTACTCAAGATACTGTAACAGTAATGTTGAAAAACTAATCATTGTATTTTAACGGAAATGCGGGCCACACGGTCCGCATTAACCCTATGAGGTATAACTTATGCTGACCTATGATGAAAGCGCCTTACTCGATGTATTTGGCGAAAAAATAACATATGAAGGTAAGCAGATTAAGGCTAGCGTAGAAATCGGTGAGTATGATGGTAAAGGTTCTGGGTTCGTAACTGGCTTAGCTGATAAAGCTAAGGTATGGGTTAGAACTAAGGACGTGCCACTACCTAAGACTAAAGATGTAATCTACATCAATGGTAAGAAGTGGTATGTGGATCATATCTCTGATAGCGACGCTAAAATGCACTGTCTTGAAATCGTGGCCAACGTTAGGACGGTAAGACCATGAGTAACTCACCTCTTACCATTGTTGACACTGCGACACCATACCTTGAATTTATAGCAAAAACGAAACCTGATTGGACTCGTAAAGCTATGAAGTCAGTTGGTTGGATGATGCAGAAGGAAATTAAGGCAGGTATTAAATCCGGTTCACCTGGTGGCCAAAAATATGCGAACTTCATGCCACCTACTATGAGGGCACAGTTCGAGGCAGCATTTGGCGCTAAAGTAAGGCGTGCCTATAAATATGGCGGTAAGGCTGATAAAGAAGGTTGGGGACTAAAGTCCAGAGCCCAACTTATAGCCGGTGGCGTAAAGGAGACTACAGTTGGTTACACACCTCTCGGTAAGATGTATCGAGCTGTTGGTTACCAATACGACGCCAAGTCGCAATCCGTAAAAGTAGGGTGGTTATCATCGTCTGCTAAACGATTAGGCGAACAGATTGAGCGTGGTTACACAAAACAAATCACGGAGCCAATGCGTAAGACATTATTTGCTGGTGGCTTTCAACTTGCTAAAGGAAAGTCTGAATTTAGGATTAAACCTCGTAAGACGTTTGGTCCAATGAGGATAGCCCTACAGCCTAAGTTGGTACCTTACCTAGAGTCTAAAATCGGTGAATATGCACTAGGCAAAAGCACTCAGTTCGCATCTAGTAGACGAGCATATAAAGTGAGGTAGCAATGCAAACTATTCCACTAGCGGTCATTGCTAACAGATGGGCAGAAGCGATTGAGGGCAATCAGAAAATTACTGATTACTGCATGAAACATTATGGAAAGGACTTAGGGATTTACATTGGATATGATGAAGCAAGCGCTCCTCTTGAAGAGGATTGTCCATGCGTGATCATACTGATGGACAATAAGTCCGAAGGCTTGGCTAGTTCCTATTCTTACACTTTGCAACTTGCATGGGGGATAGTAAGAAATGAGGTAGAACGTGAAGGTCGTGTAGTGAGATACACAGGAGCGTTCGAGTGTGACGAACTTGGCCAATTACTCGTTGAATGTATCATGGCAGTTAACCCTAACTACCCAGTCATTAACATTGACTACGAAACAGACAATATCTCGTGGCGTCCGGTATACCCAGGTAAAGCCACATACACTATAGAAATACCGCATGTAATTGGCGGTAATGTTGAATATTAGGAGGATAAACATGGCAGTAGCTAAACGTGCACAAGGTGCACAATCTTCTCTTACAATGGCCTTTGAAACTGACTTCGGTACTACACCATCTACCGGTGGCGTGGTAATGCCTATTATCAGCTCTTCTTTAAAGGCTAGCCAAAATCTTAACGACTCCTCTGTAATTCGAGGTACACGTAATCCGGCGGCACCTAGTCGCGGTAACATCGATACATCCGGTAGCATTGTGCCACCAGTTGATGTATTAGGATTTGGCTATTGGTTAAAGCTAGGCTTTGGTGCTCCAACTACAACAGCACAAGGTTCTAGCAAGAAACACGTATTTAAAATTGGTCCAGATATGCCATCTGCAACCTTTGAACAAGGCTATAAAGATATTAGTACTTACCAACAATTCAGCGGTGTACGTATGAATAAAATGTCCTTGAACTTCGGTGGTGATGCTGAATTGACTGCATCTATTGATGTAATGGGATGTAAGGAAACAATGGCGGCAGTACCCTTCGATACTGCACCTAAGTCTATTGTATTCACTCCATTCGAAAACCTCGAAGCCACCATAAAAGAAGGTGGCGCTACTGTAGCGAATGTATTGTCCATGAGTCTTGACATTGATTTCGGCTTGGACGGTGACTCTTATGCTATCGGTGGTAAAGGCTTCCGTACTTACATCGATACAGGTATTATCGGCGTATCCGGTACTATTAAAGCCTTCTTCCAAAACATGGACTTGTTAAATAAAGCTGTAAATGGTACTGAATCTAGCTTGGAATTGACCCTTACTAAAGGTACTAACTCCTTGACAATCAAGTTGCCTGAGTTGATTTACGAACGTAACTCCCCAGGTATTGATGGTCCTAAAGGTGTAAATATCGAGCTTCCATTCAAAGCATACTATGGCGATGATGCAGGTCAATCCGCAGTAGTATTTGAATTGGTTAACAGCCAAGTTTCTTACTAATCTAATTCATTAGGAGGTATCTATGAATATTCAAGGTAACGAATTAAAACCAAGAGCCCTTACATGGACTGAACGTGATAGCTTAATCAAAGCC